CTCGCCGCTGAACTGCCCGCAGGAGCCAAGCCTGAGCCTGTGACGGCATCGGTGCGCAGCCTGCTCAGCGGTGGCTCCGGCATCTGCGGCATACAGGTGACCTCCGCATCCTGCATGGCAGCGCGCCGTGCCAAGTTGGCGCAGTCGCCAGCGGTCCCGGCATGGCTCGCCGCAGGTGGTCAGGCTCTGTTGATGGGATGGGTGAAGCGGCGCGGCCGGTGGCTCTGGGCGGCGGAGGTGATCACTGCCGGTGAGGGTGGACTCGTCGTCGGCCCACGGTCGGAGTGGTCGAAGCCTCCGCCCAAGGCGAGGGGGGTGGGGTCCCCCCGAGGTACGGATCCCCCAGTACCCGGCGGGGGGAAGGCATAACCTTTCCTAAAATCTTACTACTAAATTACTTAGGTCTTCTCATGACACACGACAACCAACGACAACGAACACGCGGCGAACCTTGGGACAGCAAGGCGATAGGCCAACGGACGATGCGGCAGATTGCGATACTCAGGGCGATCACTGCATTGACTAGGGATAACGACGGCATTGCGCCGACGGTGTCACAGTTGAGTCACAGCACGGGCATTCCTCGCAGCAGTGTGTACCGTCACTTGCAGACACTTGCGGAGAACGACTTAGTAGAAATTGGTCGGGGTGGTCGCAAGACTGGGGTGAGGATATATCGTCCTGCAAACCGTGGTGGGAGAGAGAGATAGGGGGGTGGGGGTATGTTGTATCTAGGAGTCCCTCGACTAAAGGGAGCCTATATCTCCAAAAATCGAATTGCGTTTTTTCGTTGCGCTGGGTACGCTGGGGGGCTGGTGGCGTAGGATGCTGAGGGAAGGCATCTTTCGGAAGAGGAGAGGAGAGAAGATATTTAAATTGGGGGCTGTGTTCATCTCACAGGGTAGTGCGGATTTGTTAAAGTCTGCGTGTTGGAGAACCCCTCTGTGAAGTATTGATCATACAAACACTTCTCTTCTCATCTCTCTAACACCTCATCTTCGTTTTCAGTTTGCTTGCTGAAAACTCCTTTCAGCGCACACCCTCCAGCCTCCGGAGGGTGTGTGTTTTTGGGACGTAACCGAACAAGTAGGGAAACTTTGTTGCGTTCATGCGTAGTAGTCATATGGTGGGCGAACGACTATGGTCCGTTCGCGTGGTACATCTTGCGCAGATACTGTCACTCTTTCCGTTAAGGATTGGGTGACGATGTTAGGTATCCTCGTTCCTGTTGCTGTATTGGTGGTGTTTGGTTGGCTAAGGCACGACCGGCTTCTAACGACCTTGATAGTTCAGCAGGAATCGCTCAATGACAGACTTGAGCGGGTCGAAGAAACTCTGGATGGGAGGCTCGTCAAATGAGCGTCCGTTTCCCAATTTTCCTTTTGGCTTTCCTCGCTGGCTGCTCGCAGCACTCGCGTCTTACGTCCCCTACACTTCCCTCTATCGGACTAGGCGGAAAAGTCTCGCAGCCAGCGGGGGACGGCCTAATGTCCTTGGCCCACTCATCTGGATCGCTTTGGCCTATTACGGCTGCTTCGGGTCTGTTTTTGCTTGCGGCCATCCCTGCATTCTTCATCCTTTCCAAGAAACAGTTCTTTACTCTCATCGCGGTTGGGGTGCTGCTGGCTATTTCTCCAGTGATCCTTCTTCGCGTGATGGATCACCTTGTTATCCCGTTTGCCATTTTGATAGGTCTTGGCGGTGCTGCCGCACTCGCTTTCTTCCTTGGTAGACTCTGGGACAGACGGCTTATTCGCAAGCGTGCGAAAGTAGAAGCCGAAAAACTTGTATCGTCCGACACCCCAGACCAAATCAAAGACTGGGATGCAGCGGGCATTGTCACCAGACTTACGGAGAAATAGATATGGAAATCAACATTGTCTTTGCTGTACTTGCACTGGTCGCATCTGTAGTAACCGGGTGTCTTCTTCAGGCAACGGGCTTCCCACAATGGCTGTACAAGAAACTGCCTTGGGTTAAGAAGGGTTAATGGAACTACCTGTCATTGACAATTGCGATAATTGTGGGGCGTGCTGCATGGATGCAGGACTGCCCCCGTTTGCAGGCAGTGAAATAGACAGGTTGCCTGAAGACATTCAGGTTGAACTTGCCCATTACAACATGACGAACCGTGGGAACAACATGCCGTGCGTGTGGCTAGATTGTGAAATGAATTGCAGCAGGTACGAACATCGACCCAAGGCGTGTAAAGATTACGAAGTAGGTGGAGCATCTTGCCGTATCGTTAGGTATCAATATGGCGTTGATGGGGAACAAAGTTAATGGCGCAATCAGTAGATTTCCAAGAAGGCGTATCTGGCGCAGGCACATTTAAAGACGGCTCTCTGTGGAGTGCGGGAGCGCGTTCTGGCACTGCAACTACGGCTCCTGTTGGAGTTGCGTCTGATCGTGGCAGCACTGTTGCAAAGAGAGTCATTATCCAAATGGGCTTGGATGAGATCCCAGATAAAGCCACAGTTACTTCTGGGATACTAACTCTCAATGTTACTGGTGCTGCTAGTGGAACCGCAAACACGTTGGTTGCCACTTTGAGTACAGAAACTGACTGGACTGAAGATGGGTCTTATCCGTCTTGGGCAGCAAAGGATGGATCAAACAACTGGTCTACCGCTGGCGGAAGCATTGATTCACCAAGTGTCGAGTGCGGCTTGCTTCCGACTTCTACCGGCGCGCACACCATTGACATAACCAGACTTGTTCGGGACGCGGTGGAAAAGCGAAGCAAGGTTCTAAACATTGTTCTAAAGGACAAGTTGGAAGGTACGGGCGGAGCGTTCGACACATTTACAATGGCAACTGGAGATAACACGACCACAGGAAACCGCCCAAAGTTGTCAGTCAAGTATGTCGAGGGTGGCGGAGCGGCAGGGAAGATGCGGGCTGCGGCCATGCGGTCGGGTGGCCGACGAAGTGCGGCCAAGAAGAACAGGAAACTTTTCCGGCGATGATGGAGTTAGAACTTGGAAAACAGCGACATACTCAAGACTATAGAAACACTGGGCTTTCCCGTATTCATTGCACTTGTATTGATGGGCGGCATTTACTTCTTGGGCCGCTGGATGATGAACCACCTTATGGGCAAACTGGATGCCCAGTGGAATATGATTACCAAACTGATTGACCGAACGCGAGCGTTGGATAACTCAATCATTCGACTGGAAACAATGATTCGACTCTTGAACCACATGGACCCAGACTGGGAACGGATTGGGAAGTTGGACGAACAAGATCGACGTAAGGATTAGATATGGCAATAGTATTCGACTACGAAAAACATGACTACGCGATGCAGTTGATTAAGGCTACACTAACCTTTGACTCTGCAAGTATTAGTGCGACAACGACCCATTCGTATTACGGGTATGTGACTCAGGTGGTTTATGACCACGATGGTTCAACACAGCCTTCAGACGATTGGGATCTTGTTGTCACTGATGACACCGCAACCGATGTCCTAAATGGCAAAGGTGCTAACATTGACAAGGACGATGACCACCAAGTCATTACTCAAGCGGACTTGGATAATGGAATGGCGTGCCACGGCCAGTTGACTTTTAGCGGCACTAATGGCGGCACTGGCTCTGGTATTTGTGTTGTCTACCTGTACATTGCGAGATACCAATAATGGGTCATCCCACTAAGGCTTATCTAGAGCAAGTTGCTCTTATTGCTTCCCGTGACAACGAGAACGAGAAGAAGGGTAGGCTTTCACCCAAACAGAAGAAGTTCCTTGCATCGTTTGTTCAGACTGGCTGCATTGCTAGTTCTGCTCGATCAGCAAACGTAGATAGGAATACTCACTATGGGTGGGTGGAAAAGTCTCCCGTTTACCGCGAAGCGTTTCTTCACGCCGAACTTGCGTCACGCGAGTTGATTATGGAGAAGTGTCGAGAGGTAGCAATCGAAGATAAGAATGTTCCGATGCTTATACACTTGAGCAAGGGTGCGTACCCTGAAGTGTTTGGAACGAACCGACATGAAGTATCTGGGCCAGATGGTGAACCTATCCGTGTCCAGAGTGAAACAGAAACAGTAGACGAGATACTGGGTAGAATCCGTGGACTCATGCAACAGCAAGACTCTGCCGACTCATCTTCTCAAAGCCCCGGACTTCCAAGAGGACGAGGCGACGAGTTTCCCGATTCCGAAGACCCTGAAGGATAACCTCTCACTTCGAGAGGATATTCTTGAGGCAACGCGGGCGGATGAGGCGCAGCAACAGCAAGTAATGGAGATGTGTAAAGCATCCCCATTGCTGTGGGTCAACTTGTTTGCGTGGACATACAACGTCAAAGTTGTAGACAAAGACGGCAGGGAGATTCCTGCTGAAGCCCAGCATGTTCCGTTTATTACTTGGCCTGTCCAAGATGCTGCAATAACAGAAATGATTGACGGGATAGATCGAGGGTACGACCTGTTGATCGACAAGTCCCGAGACATGGGCGCATCTTGGATTTGTATTACTGTCGCTACTTGGATGTGGTTGTTCAGGGATAACACGCAAGCCTTGCTTGTTTCCCGTGTTGAAGATTTGGTTGACCGCAAGGGCGACCCCGACACCCTGTTCTGGAAGATTGACTACTTGTTGTCCAACGTCCCTGACTGGATGCTGCCTTGCCCCCGCAAGTGCATATCTAGTAAAGGTGAATACAGGACGCACCTCCAACTGGTGAACCCTGCAAATGGATCAACAGTTTCAGGTCAAGCAACTACTGGACACGTTGGCCGTGGTGGCCGCCGTACATTTGTTGTGTTTGATGAGATGGCCGCTATGCAGAACGCTGATGATGCTTGGCGTTCTGCTGCTGACACCACATCTTGCCGTATTGCTAACTCCACTCCTATCGGACCCGGCACAGCGTTCTCACGCTTGAGGCAACAGGGGGCAGTCCACAAGTCCCCTAAGATCATCACGCTTGGGTACTGGGATCATCCCCAGAAGGGTCAAGGTAGAGAGTGGCGGCAGGATGAAGATGGGGATACTACTGGTATCGCTGGCCGGTGGTACTGGTGGTCGCCGTGGTTTAATGAGCAGGTTGTCCGCCGTGGCGACACTGCTGATATCGGCCAAAACATCCTTATTGACCACACTACTTCAGGTGATTTGTTCTTCAATGCCACGATTGTTACGAAGCATATGCAGGCGCATGGTAAGCCAGCGCGGCGGTTCGAGGTCGTGGAACGTGGGGAGGGGTTCGTCTTTGAGGAAGCAGACAATGGCCGTTGGTTCTTGTGGTGCGACCTCGAAGGCGGTCTTCCCGACAACATGACTAACTACCTGATGTTTGCAGACATTTCTCATGGTAAAGGCTCTAGTAACAGTGTGTTAGCGATTATGGACCGTGAGTCTGGAGAAGTGGTTGCAGAGTTTTGCGATCCATATATTTCGCCTCATGACTACGCTGAAGAGGCGTGCCGTGCTGGCCGAAGTGTTTGGGCTGGATCTAGTGGCGAAGCGTTCTTGGGGTGGGAAGTCAACGGTCCCGGTGAATCGTGGTACGAAGACATTCGCAGGCAAGAGTACCGTCGCGTATACTACCAGCGTGCAACAGGTCAAAAGACTGACCGGAAATCAAGACGCTATGGATGGCGCAGCGACCGACGAAACAAGAGAATTATTCTGTCCTCGCTCCTTCGTGCCATCACAAGGGACGAGGTTATTATTCGTTCCGAAGACGGCATCAAAGAGATGCTTGAGTATGTGTACTACGAGGATGGGAGCATTGGTCCCGGCCTCATGAGGGACGAGAGAACAGGGGCAAGAGAGTCTCACGGCGACCGAGTTATTGCTTACGCTGGTTGTGTATTCTTGCGAAATGAAGCCCCACGCTTCGAGGAAGATTCGCCAAAGTACGCCCCCAACACTATGGGTGAAATACTTAACCACGCAGAGGTATGGGAGTCAACAAATGATTGACCCTGCTGATCAGATTATGAGAGACAAAGCGGTCGATGCTTGCTCAAATCTGGCCCAAGTAATGGACACTCAGGGTAATGACGGGTGGCTGTTTATTCAGGAAGAAGAAGAAAGCGAAACGCAGGGCTGGGCAATTATTGCTGCGAGAAGCCCTAAAGATTTGTTGTCTATAACTTTGAGTCTTCTGGCGATGGAAGACGATCTTCAAGATGAAGAATGGGAAATAGGAGAGTATTGATATGCCTATGGGTAAAGGAACATATGGATCAAAGGTTGGCCGACCGCCAAAGAAGAAATCTGCTTCTAAAAAGAAGAAGGCCGCGATGAGGGGCAAGAAAAAATAACATGGCTTATTCGATGCTAAAAACCGGCGGCAGGCAGAAAGGTGTTTTGCCCGGAGTGCAGAAGAACATTCAGCAGGATGTTAAAGACAGAATGCAGAATATGCTTCCGATGCTTTCCGGTGGTTCACCACTTGGGCTTCCATTGTTTGATGGAGAGGGTGGCCTTGTTTCGGATTTGCAAGGGGGCGGCTATTTGCCAATGAACCAAATGTTTCCCTTCTACTCTCCTGAATACTCTATGAATCTTGGATATTCCTAATGTTGAACCTAAAGCCTACTAATATGTTTGAGGAGATTGAAAGCGCGGAAAAGTACCGCGACTCTCACTTCGAGCATTACAAGGATGTGATTCAGGGGTATGTGGGTCCGATGCATTCAAGCATGGGATCTGACGAGTTTTCTCCTGAGAACCATGTCTATGAGTACCTTTCACTTACTGTTCCCCGGCTGATTAATGACAACCCTCGCGTTAGGGTTTCAACTCGCAGGCCAGTTACCTACGGGGCTATGGCTTCTGCTCTTGAGCATGGGCTTAACAGGTGGTCAAGGGATACGAACGTCAGGGATGTAATGCGTCGTGTTGCATTTGACACGTTGATTACTTACGGCGTAATGATGACTGCTCAGATGCCTATGGGTGGACATGATCCCGCCTCCAAGTTCAAGGCTTACTGGCCTAGTTGTTACCGTATTTCCCCAAAGCGTTTTATTATTGACCCGCTGGCGCTTAGTGTCTCAGAGTCGCGGTATCAGGGTCATATGTGGGTACGCGACCGCGAAGACCTAATCGAAGAAGCCAAGGTAGATTCAAGTTGGAATCCAGAGGTTATTGAGCGTATTGCTGGTGTGACAGACCTTAAGGAAAGAAAACTTGATCACCAGAGTAGCCGAGACACTCCGGAACGAAATGAAGTTACTGCCTATGACATTTGGGTTCCGGAAGTTCAATTGGATGAAAGCCCCGGCCCAGAGTTTGGTTTCCACGGAACGATCTACACAATTGCTGTGGGGATTTCTCATGGTGAACGAGATCCTGAAAA